CGCTGGGCTGGCCTCTGGGTCGGGAACCGCCTACGCGGCCACCGTCGCCTTTGCCAGGGATGCCGACGCGGGTCATGCCTCTGGAACTGGTACCGCCTACAACGCCTCGGTTCAGGCCGCCTCCGCTCCGAATGTTGCCACCGGAACAGGGACCGCCCACCAGCCGTCTGCCAGCATCGCCACCAATGCTGGTGTGGCGAGCGGAAGCGGGGCAGCCAACGCACCCGCTCCGTCGGTCGCGGTCAACGCGGGGCTCGCCAGTGGGATCGGGACTGCATACAACGCGACTGTCTCCGTCTCGGCGAACACCGATGTCTTCCCTGGAGTCGCCGCCGGCACTGGCACAGCCTATGTCGCCAGCATCAACATTCAGTCGTCGGCTGGGCTCGCAAGCGGTACAGGCACGGCTTACGGTCCTGCGAGCCAGACCGACTCTGCTCCGAACATTGCGACTGGCACGGGCGCAGCCTACGGTCCCAGCCCGTCGGTTGCGGTCAATGCTGGTCTGGCGTCAGGGACAGGCGCGGCCTACAACGCCGTTGGCGGACGGGAAGACACAGGCGGGATCCCGCCAGGGTTCGGCGCGGATCTCGCGGTCCCGGCCGCCACTGGCTACGTCCCGGTCATCGGCCAGTCGTCACCGAACCTCACGCCATCGGGCTCTGCTCTGCAACCTGATCCGCCGACCGGCTCGGCCACCCACCACATACCGGAGAGCTGATGAGCAACATCGTCAAGGTCTACGTCGAAGGACCCGATGACATCCTCAACGCCGGCCATTCTGGGGCGGGGGCGGTCGTCCAGCTCCAGTCCTCGGCCACCGAAGCTGGCGTGTACGCCGACGTGGGCACCGCTGCCATCGTCACGCTGATCCGGGCCTATACCATCTTCGACGCGGCCGGTGGCTCGTCAACCTGGTACCGCACCCGCTACGAGACATCGGGTGGGGTCAGTACCTCGGACTGGTCAACGTCCTTCCAAGTTGGCGCCGTTGGCTACTGCGCCCTCGATGACGTCAAGCAGCGGCTCCAGCGCACGGGCGATACCACCGACGACGAGCTCTTCGCCGAGTACATCGACGAGGCCACCGACTCCATCCGCGGCTACCTCGGCCGCGACCTGATTGACACCGCTCTGACCCATACCTACGACGGGTACGACGCCGTTCGCAACGGCAGATGCCTGCTCATTCCCAGGGGTGTGCGCTCCCTCAGTCTCGTAGAGACAGCAGCGACCACCGGTGCCTCCTTCTCCACTGTCACCGCCGGAACGTACTTCCTGCGGCCGACCGCGCAAGATCGAACCCCTGGATGGCCCGCGACGGAACTCTGGCTGAGCGATCAGTCCAGTACACAGTTCCCGGCTGGGTATGACAACGTGCGTCTGACGGGCACGTTCGGCTTCGCCTCCGTCCCACAACGGGTACAGGAGGTGGCTCTCAACCTAGTCATCCGCATGTATGCCTCACGGCAGGCCGGCCAGTCGGACCTGATCGGCTCGGGAGGCGAGGGTGGCAGCCCGATGGTGTCTGCCTTCATGAGCAAGCGCGACCGCGACACGCTCGACGCCTTCCTCGGATTGAACGTGGGGTAGCCCTTGGCAATCCGCTACTCCGCCTCCCTGAGCGGCTTGTTCTTCGCCAACCCGGTCGGCCAACTGCATCGCAACATCTACTCCCTGCTCGGGGAGGCGGCCGAGGCGGGCGCCGCGGCGACCGCTGCCAACCTGACCCCCGGCCGTGGTCTGATCACGGGCGCTTTGCGGGCTTCGATCGAGCCGCGCCTGGTCAAGGCTTCGCGCTTCAACAAGTTCCAGGGCCGAGCCCGCGTCATCGCTGGCGCGCGGGGTGCGGCGCCGGGTGAACTCCGCAACCGCGCTGCTGCTGCCACGGTGCAGCGCAAGTACCGCTTCATGTTCCGGGGTGCTGCGCTGCTGCAATCCTGGCTCAACGGCAACCGCAGCCACATCGAATCCACTCTCGCCCGGAGGCTGTCATGACTTGGGCCGGCGCCTTGACCGCACTCGAAACCGCACTGACCACGGCGGCTGCCACGGTCAATGCGCTCGATACCCAGAAGGACCCGTTCCGCGTGCGGCGCGGTGAGCCGTTCAGCCTCATGCAGCGGCAGGTGGCCTACTGGTACGAGGGCGACCAGGAGGCGGGCAACACCCTGACCCGTGAGAACGTCGAGGAGAAGATCACGGTGCGCTGGTACTGGCCCGTCCTCAACCGTGACGATACCTGGGTCGCAGCCCTGGAGGTCCAGCTCCAGGCGGCCAACCGCGCTACCCACGCGCAGCTACTGGCCGACACGCACCTCGGCGAGCACAGCATCGCGCTGCGGATTGATGAGACCACGGCTGGCTGGCAGAACGTCGGCGAGGCGTGGGTCCGGGTGCTGACCATCCCTGTCCGGGTCGATATGGCCGAAGTCTCAACCATCGCCAACTAGGAGGACGACATGCCAAAGGAATCGGGCGTCGGTGACAACTGGTATGTAGCGGGCTACGACCTGTCCGGCAACGCCTCGGCCATCAACACCATCGCCACCCGTCGCGCTGCGCTCGACGTGACCGCCATCGACAAGAGCGCGGTGGAGCGCATCAGTGGCCTGCGCGATGGCGAGATCAGCTTCAACACCTGGTACGACTCCGCCACCGATGCCGAGCATGACGCGCTCAAGACGCTGCCTCTTACCGATCGCACCGGGCTCTACTTCCACGGCAGCACGGTCGGCTCACCCTGCGCCGGCATCGTCGGCAATCAGATCAACTATGACTGGGCGCGAGGTCAGGACGGCTCACTGGCCGGCACGGTGCAGTTGCTGGCCAACGGCTTCGGGGTCGAGTGGGGCGACATGCTGACCACCGGCAAGCAGACCTTCACCGGCGCCGCCAACGGCACCAGCATCGACTACACCGCGGCCTCGACCGCCTTCGGAGCGGTGGCCTATCTCCAGGTGTTCAGCTTCGCCGGAACCAGTACCACCTTCACGGTGCAGGACTCGGCCGACAACGCTGCCTTCGCCACCATCACTGGCCTGGGCTTCACGGCTGCCACGGGTCGTACCGAGCAGCGTCTGGCGACCGCGGTGGGGGCCACCATCCGCCGCTACGTTCGTATCGCCGCGACCGGCACGTTCTCCAGTTGCGTGGCCGCCATCTTGTTCCGTAAGTTCGAAGTAGCTCAGTCGTAGAAAGGTAAGGCGTTACAAAAAGTGGCCAAAAGTTCGGGAATTACGACGACGTACAGCGTGGACGACAGCGGCGGGACGCTGCGTGACATCAGTACCTCGGTCATGTCCTTCGGGATCGCAACCCCCCGAGGATCGGTGGACATCACCGGCCTCGACAAGAGCGGCGTCGAGCGCCTGCTGCTGCTGGCCGATGGGACGGTCACCATCAACTTGCAGTTCGACCCGACCGCGACCACCGGCTCGCACACGGTCTTTCGGACGATGAGCTCGAGCAGCGTCACCCGGACGGTGACCATCGTCATCAACTCCACCCCGAGCGCGACGCTGTCGATGGAGATGATCTGCACCGAGTACAGCGTCAACCGCGGGCAGGACGGCAACATCACCTGCACCGCCTCTCTGGCGTTGCAGTCAGGCACTGTGCCCACCTGGTCGTAGCCGATTGAGCAGGGGGCCGGGGCGACTCCTTCCCGTCCCGGTCCCCTGGTAGGAAGGAACTACCATGCCTCCGTTCGTTCTGCCCGAGCGCATCGTGACGCTCGTGTTCGACAAGGGGCCGCTGCTTGGGCTGGAACTGGAAGTCCGCCTCGGCGTGCCATTCGACTTCTACTTCGAACTTACGGACCTTGCCACCAAGAGCACCGAGGAAGCCGGTATGGATTCGCTCCGCACCCTGCTGCGCCGCTTCGCCGAGATCGCGCTGGTGGGTTGGAACCTCGAAGCCCATGGTGAGCCCGTGCCCTGTACGCCAGATGCCTTCACCGCCAACGTGGATCCGATCAATGGCGGCCTGATGCTGCGCCGCTACATGGCCGCGATCGGAGGGGTGCCCGGCCCTTTAGCGGGGCAATCCGCAAATGGGCACACGTCAAAGGTGCGGAAGGCGTCACCCAGCCGCCTGCCCTTGTCGCCGCGATGACCATCGAGGGCATCGCCCACCGCTACGGCGTGCTGCCTACCGTTGTCGCCCGTGACGATGCCGACTACCTGATCCGGCATATCACCATCCTCAAGGAGGCAGGCGTGGTCGAGGACGAATCGAGTGGCTGAATCCACTGCCCGTATTGGCATCTACGCGGACGACCGCGCCAGCGCCACTGTCAAGAGCGTGCAGGGCAGCCTGCAAGGACTCGCGGCATCCGCTAAGTCCTCGATCCTGACTGGCATAGGGCTGGGTGGCGGCATCGCTGCTTTCGGTCTGCTGCAACGTGCGGTGGGTGGCGTGGTCGACGTCCTGGGCGAGGCCGTGCAGGGCGCCATCGCCGACGAGCAATCGATCAGCCGTCTGACCCAATCGCTCAAGACCAACGTGCCGGCTTGGGATGGCAATACCGCCGCCATCGAGAAGCGGATCGAGGCGAGCCAGCGGCTCGGCTTCTCCGACGACGAGCTGCGTGCCTCGCTGACCCTATTGGTGGGTGCCACACATGACGTGAGCAAGGCCCAGGAACTCCAGAACGCGGCCATGGACCTGGCCCGCTACAAGAACATCACCTTGGGCGAAGCCTCCGATGCGCTGGTCAAGATCGAGGGCGGGCGCTATCGCATCCTGGCCTCCCTCGGTATCAAGTTGCGCGAAGGTGCGACCGCCACCGAAGTTCTGGCCGCGGTGCAAAAGGTGGCGGCCGGACAGGCGCAGGCGTTCGGCGACACGACGGCTGGCGCGATGGCGGCCGCAGGCATCGCCTTCGACGAGCTCAAGGAGGACATCGGTAAGGAGCTGCTGCCGGTGGTCGAGGGGCTGGCGGTGTTCGCCCGTGACCAACTGGCGCCAGCGCTGAAGACCGTCACGCAGGCCGTCA